GAAACAGAAAAGGTTGACATATATGACAACGAAGACTTCTTCACCTTTCAGTTAAAGGTTAAGGATAGAGTTATATGTGAAAAAATATTTAGTGGTAACGATTACCCGCCAAATGTTAGATACGATGTGGATATAAGAAAAATTATCCCTAAAATCATCGATTATTTGCAACAAGGGTTAAGTATGGAAAATTATACAAAAAATTACTGCGGTTATAACCTAGATGGCATATTTATTAATAACTAAAATCAGATATAAGAATGGCGAAAAATGAGAGTATTAACTTAGGCTATTTAGGCTATAGTTTTCAAGTAAAGTTAGTAAAACAATTAGTGGAAGATCATAAATTTTCAGAAACCATCATTTCAATAGTTGACCCCAACTATTTTGATAATGAGTATATGAGACTAATTGTGGCTAGTTTGAAAGATTACTATGAAAAGTATGAAACAATACCTTCTTATGAAACTATCTTTAATTTAATTAAAACGCAAGTCCGTAGAGAAATAGCAAGAGAATCGGCAGTAGAATTAATTAAAGAGGTAAAAGAATCTGATAATAAAGACTGTTTACACATACAAGATGTTGCCATTAAGTTCTGCAAACAACAAGAACTTAAGAAGGCTACTCAGAAAATCCAAAAGATATTAGATAATGGAGATTTTGATAGATATGAAGAATGTGAAGAATTAGTAAAACAGGCTATATCAGTTGGTACAGAGAAGGATGAAGGTGTTGATATATTTCACGCTATCGAAGATGTGTTATCGGAAGATTTTAGAAGCCCTATCGCAACAGGTTTGACGGGAATCGATAACCTTATGGGTGGAGGATTATCTAAGGGTGAATTGGGTGTTATTTTAGCCGCATTTGGTGTTGGTAAAACAACTATTATGACTAGAATGGCAAACACTGCGTATTTGATGGGTAAAAACGTTGTTCAGATATTTTTCGAAGACAATGTTAAGGTTATCCAAAGAAAACACTTTACTTGTTTCACTGGTATCGGATTAAGTGAATTAGGTGATAGAAGTGAAGAAGTAAAAGAAGCCCTACCAAGATTCCAAAACTTAGAGAATAATTTAATTTTGAAAAAGATGTCTAGTGATGGTACAACAATTACCCACATCAAACAATATCTTAGAAAATTAATTTCTTCTGGTATTAAACCTGATATTGTTTTTTTAGATTACATTGACTGCGTACAACCAACTAAAGTTTTTAAAGACGAATACAGTGGTGAAGGAAATGTGATGAGACAATTTGAAACTATGTTATCTGAACTAGATATCGCTGGATGGACTGCGGTACAAGGAAATCGTAGTTCTATTGGAGCAGATTTAGTGGAGGCTAATATGATGGGTGGTTCTATTAAAAAGGGGCAGATAGGTCACTTTATTTTATCGGTAGCAAAAACATTAGATCAAAAAGAAGAAGGAAGGGCTACATTGGCAATTCTTAAATCTAGATTTGGTAAGGATGGTGTTGTTTTCGATGATATAGTTTTTGATAATGGTACTTTAGTTATTGACACTAGTGAAAGTAATGATGTCACACTTTTAGAACATGGAAAAGGTTTGAAAAAGAAAGATTCAGATTTTATTGCTAGTACAATACAAAAGAAAAGAAGTACTCCAATGAATAATAACTGATTTATAAATTAATAAAAAAAATGGTTTATAATATAAGTCATTGTGGAAACAAACACCCTAATAAATAATAATAAAAAATAAAATAAAAAATGGAGTTATCAAACAGAATTCTATCTGACATTACGGTATATATGAAATATGCCAAATATCTACCTACAGAAAATAGACGAGAAACGTGGGAAGAGTTAGTTACTAGAAACAAAGAAATGCATCAAAAAAAATACCCTAACATTAAAAATGAGATTGAGGGAGTTTACCAATTGGTGTACGATAAAAAAATATTACCATCAATGAGAAGTTTACAATTTGGTGGAAAACCGATAGAAATATCACCTAACAGAGTATATAACTGTGCATATTTACCTATTGATCATGTTGACGCATTTTCAGAAACAATGTTCTTACTTTTAGGTGGAACAGGTGTTGGGTTCTCAGTACAAAAACATCACGTTGAGGCGTTACCTGATATCAAAAAACCAAACCCTAATAGAAATAGAAGATATCTAATTAGTGATTCTATAGAAGGATGGGCGGACGCAATTAAGATGTTAGTAGAATCTTATTTTGGGATAAAGTCATCTACACCGATATTTGATTTTTCGGATATTAGACAAAAGGGTGCATTATTAGTTACATCAGGTGGAAAAGCACCTGGACCACAACCATTAAAAGATTGTATACATAATATTAAAAAAGTATTAGATGCAAAATCTGACGGAGAAAAATTATCACCTATTGAGGTTCATGATATTGTTTGTCATATTGCAGATGCGGTATTAGCGGGTGGTATTAGAAGAGCAGCACTAATTAGTTTATTTAGTGCGGATGACAATGAAATGATTTCATGTAAATCTGGTAATTGGTGGGAATTAAACCCACAAAGAGGAAGGGCTAACAACTCAGCAGTATTACTTAGACACAAAATCACAAAAGAATTCTTCTTAGATTTGTGGAAGAGAATCGAATTATCTGGTGCAGGTGAACCAGGAATCTACTTATCAAACGATAAAGATTGGGGAACTAATCCTTGTTGTGAGATTGGATTGAGACCATACCAATTCTGTAATTTATGTGAGGTTAATGCTTCGGATATTGAATCACAAGAAGATTTCGAAACTAGAGTTAAAGGGGCAGCATTTATTGGTACATTACAGGCAGGATATACAGACTTCCATTATTTAAGAGATGTATGGAAAAGAACTACTGAGAAAGACGCACTAATTGGTGTTGGTATGACAGGTATTGGATCTGGAGTAGTTTTAGGTTATGATATGAAATTGGCGGCTAAGGCGGTTAAAGAAGAAAATGAGAGAGTTGCGAAATTAATTGGTATTAATAACGCTGCTAGAACTACAACGGTTAAACCTTCAGGTACGTCATCGTTAGTTTTAGGTACATCTTCAGGTATTCATGCTTGGCATAATGATTACTACGTTAGAAGAATTAGAGTAGGTAAAAATGAAGCAATTTACACGTATTTATCTAACAACCACCCAGAATTAGTTGAGGATGAAATATTCAGACCACACGATACTGCGGTAATATCGATTCCACAAAAATCACCTGAGGGTTCTATTTTAAGATATGAATCATCTTTTGATTTATTAGAAAGAGTTAAAAAAGTATCTCAAGAATGGATTAAACCTGGACATAGAGGTGGACAAAACAGTCACAACGTATCTGCAACGATATCTTTAAAAGAGGATGAGTGGGAATATGCTGGTGAATGGATGTGGGAAAATAGAAAATTCTATAATGGATTATCCGTATTACCATATAATGGTGGAACATACCAACAAGCACCTTTTGAAGATTGTGATGAACAAACTTATGAAAAGATGATGAAATCTTTGAGTAGTGTTGATTTAACTAAAGTAATTGAGTTACAAGATAATACTAATCTTTCTGGTGAGGCAGCTTGTGCAGGGGGAGCATGTGAAATAGTGTAATTATGAATGTAGGTGCATCTAATGATTGGATACAACAATTATATGTGAGGGAGTTTGGACCTAAACTACAACCTAACGAATTCTATTATGATAATCAGGGAAGAATTGTAATGACTGAAGAATATCATAAACGAAGGGGTAGTTGTTGTGGAAGTGGTTGTAAACACTGTCCATATGAACCAAAACATTTAAAAGGAACTAAAAACTTAAAATAAAAAAAGTCGGAGAAATCCGACTTTTATTTTTTATATAATAAAGAAATCATTTCCCTATCCTTTTCAGTGAATTCAATACTATGACTTTTAAGGATGGTATTTTTTTCATTATCTTGATGATCAAAACCCAACATATGAAACATCTCATGTCTAATTGTAATAGGTGTACATTGATGTTTTCTACACTCAACAATATCAATATGAATTTTACTCTTAACAATTCTATCATCAACATGTGATGTATATGTTATACCTGTACAATTTTTTATATCTTTCTCACTCCATTTAAATAATTTAATGAATTCATCGTCAGTTATAAAATAAATCACACTATTAGACAATTCAATAGTGGAAACTATTGATATATCCACAGTTTCTATTAATTTATTAAATAATTCTATACTTTTAATAACTGATAACGAATCCTCTATAGTATAATCACCATACATAAAAATTTTTATATCAGTCTTCCATTTTTCACCATTAT